GTATGCTTATTATAGTTTAAAAACTGAAGAAGAACAAAATGCCTTGAATAAGCAAAAAATGAGTTTAAAAAGAAGATAATGCCTAGTACTTCACAATATATTTTAGAAATTATCGGTAAAGATAAAACAGGACAAGCCTTTAAACAAGTCCAAACTAGTGCCGATAAAACAAAGCAATCAATATTAAATTTAAAAAATGCCATTATAGCTATTGGTACAGGTGTTGCTATTAGGTCTATCATTAATACTACTGCAAGATTTGAAGATTTAAGAACATCATTAAGATCGGTCACAGGAAGTGCAGAAAGTGGAGCTCAGGCATTTGATTTTATTCAAAAATTTGCAACTAAGACTCAATTTGGTATTGAAGATTTAACAGAAACATTCATTAAATTAAAGGCAGCTGGAATAACCCCTACCGAAGAATTATTAACAACATTCACTGATACGGCAGCGATCACCACAGATCAAATTGGCTCATTACAAGCTATTACAGATTTATTTGCTAGGTCTATATCAGGTGGTTTGGGATTAGAAGATTTAAATAGATTAGCAGATCGTGGTGTTCCTGTATTTAGAATATTAGAAGAACAACTTGGATTAACCCGTTTAGAAGTTTCTAAATTTGGACAAACTGCTGAAGGGGCAAATAAAATTAGAGAAGCATTAGTAAAAGGATTAGATACATCTTTTGGTGGTGCTACTGCAGAAAGAGTTAAAAATTTATCTACAAGAATATCTAACTTACAAATAGCATTTACAAATGCACAAGATTCTTTAGGTAGAGGATTAAATCAAGCACTAGGGGAAACTATTGTATCTATTACTGAATTAATTGAAAAAAATGATGATTTAATAGTTCAATTTGGCGAAGATTTAGGAAATGCTATAAAACAAAGTACAGAAGTTGCTAAAACATTAGTGACACCATTAAATTTAATTAAAGAATCAGCAATAGGATTAATTGATGGTTATAAAACTTTACCTGAATGGGTGCAAACAACAGGTGTTATAGGGGCATTATTAGGTGGTAGGGTAGGTTTTGGAATTTTAGTTAGTATATCAGCAATAGCAAAAGCAATTAAGGATATTGCTGATGCTTCTAAAATAGATACTTCTGAAGCAGGATTATCAAAAACACTTAAAGAAATAGATAATGAAATATCTATGATACAGGCACAATATCAAAGTGGATTTATTGATGAAGGTACTTATTTAGCTGATTTAGAAAGATTAGAAAATTATAAAAAAGTTTTACAAAGTTTAAGTGACCAACAAAGTATTTATCACGATCATATTTTAAGAATAGGTCAAGATGAAATTAATACTCAAAAAGAAATACAAAAAGAAGTTGAAAATACTAAAAATATTTATGCAGGTGCAACTGATACAATTATATCTAGTCAATTAGAAGCATTAAATTATGAAAAAGAAGTAGCTAAATTAAAAAGATTAGAACAATATAAATTGAGAGATGAATTAGAAGAAATAGAAAAACAAAAATTAGAAACACAAAAACAAGCACAAAGTGAATTAATTACAAAAACTAAAAGTACATTATCTATTTTAGCAGGATTAAATAAAGATGCTTTTAGGGCTTATCAAGCATATCAAATAGCAGAGGCAACAATTAATGCTTATAAAGGTGCAACGAACGCACTTGCTACATATCCGCCACCTTATTCTTTCTTAGTTGCAGCAGCCTCAGTTGCACAAGGTCTTGCTATGGTAGCACAAATAAGATCGCAAAATTATTCAGGTAGAGCATTAGGTGGCAGAGTACAAGACGGAAGTGCATATATGGTTGGTGAACAAGGTCCAGAGATGTTTGTTCCTAACCAATCAGGAACAATTATTCCTAATAATAAAATGGGAAGTGCAACCAATGTTAATATAACTATTAATGCTAATGATACACAAGGATTTGATGATTTATTAGTTAAAAGAAGAAGTGTAATTGTTAATGTAATTAATGATGCTTTAAATAGTCAAGGTAGAGAGGCTTTAATTTAATGAGTGGTACATATCCAACAACACCTGAATTTGCATCTGTCGGATTTGGCAGTGAACAAAAAACAATTACATCTACTACTGATAGTGGAAAGATGTTTGCAGTTCAAGTGGACGGGCAAAGATTTAAATTTAGTGCTTCTTATCCACCTATGAGCAGATCAGATTTTTCACCGGTATATGCTTTTATTATGAAACAAAGATCGCAAAAAGAAACATTCCAAATTGCTTTACCTGATTTAAAAAATGCTAAAGGTGATGTTTCAGGAACAGTATTAGTTAATGGTATTCATAGTGCAGGTGATACGACTATTGATATTGACGGAATGACAGGAACTTTAAAGGCAGGGGATTTTGTTAAATTCGGTGGTCATTCAAAAGTTTATATGGTTGTAGCTGAAGCAACTGCTTCAGCAGGTGCAACAACAATTACAATAGAGCCACCATTAAGAAGTGCTTTAGCTGATGATGAAGCAATAACTTATGACGGAATAGAATTTACTGTTAGACTTACTAATGATATCCAAGAATTTAATACAAACGATTTAGACACTTATAGATTTGAAGTTGATTTCATAGAGGCTTTATAATGACTAGAGGATTATCTAATGATATTACCTCTGAGATAAGCAATCAAAATATTAAACCGATTGCTTTAGTAGAAATATTATTTCCTACCCCACAAAGATTAACCAATCATTACAAAGATATAACTCATAATTCTAACACATATACATCTAGTTCGCATCTATTAGGTATTAGTGGCAAAGGTGAAAATTCATCTATTGATGTATCTAGTTTCCAAATTGAATTATCAGCAGTGGATAGTTCATTTGTTGCTATTGTTTTAAACAATGTAGTTAATAATGACAAAGTCACAGTTGATTTAGGTTTCTTAGATTCTAATGATGCTTTAATAGACACATTTACTTATGAAGTAGGATATATTGACAGTTTCAATATTAATACAAAAACAGGAAGATTAGTTTTAAATTGTTCTTCTCAATTTTCTGATTTTAGTAGAATAGCAGGTCGCAAAACTAATAATGGTAGCCAACAAAGATATTTTGCAACAGATGTTGGTTTTGAATTTGCAGGTCTAACAGTTAAAGATTTATTATGGGGTAGAAAATAATGGGATTTTTTGACTCTATCGGAAAAGCACTAGGCGATATTTGGAAAGGTGTCCAATCTGTATTTACAGAAGTAATTTCTTGGTTAATCCCAATACCGAGTGTTCCTGATTTTGATAAAAATTTAGCTGAACAAAACGCACAAGGTGTTTTAATTAATAAACAATCTAATAATGCGTCTATCCCTATTGTTTATGGTGAAAGATTAGTTGGAGGCACTAGGGTATTTCTTTCTGTTGAAGGAACAACAAACGAATATTTATATGGTGCGATTGTATTATGTGAAGGTGAAATTAATGCAATTACAGAAGTAAGAGTTGATGATGATGTAGTTACTTTTAGTGGTGGATTTGCTGACGGAACACAAATTACTTCTAATGATGCTAGATTTGGAACTACAATTACAATTCAACCATTCTATGGTACTGACGGACAATCAGCATCAAGTCTATTATCTACTTTAACAGATTGGGGAACAAATCATAAATTAAGTGGTGTTTCCTATATCGCATTTAGAATTACTTGGGACGCAGATAAATATACAGGTATTCCAAACATACAAGCAAAAGTACAAGGCAAAAAAATATCTACTTATGATAGTGGTAGTAATGAAACAACAGGAGTGTATTCCAATAATCCTGTTTGGTGTTTATTAGATTATTTAACCAATACAAGATACGGAAAAGGAATAGATATTAGCAATATTGATATTCCAAGTTTTTATACAGCATCAACAGTTTGCTCAACACAAATCACTCCATATTCAGGTGGTGCAGATATTGATTTAATTAACTGTAATGCAGTTATAGATACCTCTAACAAGATTATAGATAATGTTAGAAATCTATTAGTGGGTATGCGTGGTTTAATTACCTATCAACAAGGTAAATTTAGACTTGTTGTAGAAAGTACAGGGTCAAGTGTTTTAACTTTAAACAGTGATAATATTATTGGTGGTATATCTGTCCAATCAGAAAAGAAAAATACTAAATTCAATCGT